CCTACATTGGAACTTACTAAATTTGATATTCCTCTGCCATTGCAGAGTTTGAAGACCTCATCTATTAATGAGGTACGCGATTTGTTTAGTAACAATTGTGTACGCCTTTTGATTCGTCGCCAGGTTGGTGACGAATTCAAGGTGTGTTCAAACGCTGGTATTTTCCTTAAGGGTCATATGTGTATGACCAATAATCATGCTTTTAAGAAGGATTCGGATATTTACCGTGTCACTATTATTAAGCAGAGTGTTGCTCAAGGCTTGAATGCAAACGTTACTATTACTGTTCGTGAAAACGATTTGATTCGTCGCCCGGATAGTGATATTGTTATGTTTGACGTTCAAGCTATGCCACCACATAAAGATATTACCAAATTTTGGGATTTTTCAGGTGGTGTGTCATTTACACGTGCTATTGCTCTCCGCCGTCAAGAAAGTGGAGAGTTAGAGTGTCAGGAAATCTTTAATTTGGATCATATTGCCAATTTCCCTGTTGAGGGATTGGGTTGTGATCTACCCATTTCGTTGGGTAAGGTTTCCCGTAATACTATTAAAGGTGATTGCGGTGCAATTTATATTGCTATGACACCTCGTGGACCAGTTATTTTTGGTCTACATGTTATTGGATATGATTATACTTGCGGTGCAGTGTGCATCGATGCTAAAGTGATTGAGGCTATGTTTATTGAGCATGCTGAACGCTTTGGCAAGTCTTCTCTTATCCAGGGTGGTGGTGCACCGCAAATGGTTTTAGATGGTAAATCTATTCCACTTTCGATTCCTCACCACAAGTCCCTCTTCCGTTATTTGGAAGATGGGACGGCTAATATATATGGCTCTTTTGCTGGGTTTAGACCCAAGCCAAAGAGTAGTGTATGCGCCACTCCCCTTCAGTCTAAGATGCTTGAGCATTTTCAGACTGAAGTGAAGCATGGGCAACCGTGCATGGAGGGCTGGGAGCCTTGGAGAAAAAATATCGTAGAGATGGTGAAACCGAATGTCACATATCGTAAGGATGTGTTGGCACATACGGTGGCTACCTATACTGCTGATATTATTTCTGGACTTCCAGAAGGCTGGGAGAAACAGTTGGTTTTTCTCAGCGATAGAGCAGCGGTCAATGGTGTACCTGGTGTACGCTTTATTGATCGTTTGAACACGAATACGTCTATGGGATTTCCTTGGAATTGCACCAAGAAGCGCTTTCTGCACAGTGATATCTCGGAAGACTACGCACATGGCGTAGATTTCGATGATGCTGTGTGGGAGCGAGTTCGTACTATTAAGGCACTGTATGCTGAAGGTAAGCGTGCTTACCCAGTATTTACGGGACATCTTAAGGATGAACCCGTTACTTTTGCTAAGGTTAGTGCGAAGAAGACGCGTGTGTTCACTGGTGCTCCAGTGGATTGGTCATTGGTTGTTCGATCACGTCTTTTATCTTTTGTTAAATTGTTACAAGAGAACAAGACTGTGTTCGAAGCCGGCCCAGGAACAGTATGCCAAAGTACTGAATGGGGTCAAATTTATGAATATTTGACTGTATTTGGAACTGATCGTATTGTTGCTGGTGATTATGGTAAATTCGATAAGCGCATGATTGCGGATTTCGTTTTGGCTGCTTACAATGTAATTGCTTCAGTTTATGAAGCTGCAGGGTTTAAGCCAGAAGAAGTTCGTGAAATTTTGTGCATTGGAGAAGATACCGCTTTCCCTTTGACCAACATGAATGGTGATCTGGTGGAGTTCTTCGGAACTAACCCATCTGGTCACCCTTTGACTGTTGTCGTAAACTCGTTGGTTAACAGTTTGTATATGCGTTATTGCTATGTACTACTTAACCCTGAGCATGAATCACGTTCTTTTAAGAAGAATGTGAGATTGTTCACTTACGGTGACGACAATATTATGGGAGTTAGTCGCTCATGTGATTGGTTTAATCACACCGCTATCCAGCGTGAACTCGCTTATATCGGTGTTGAATATACCATGGCTGATAAGGAGACAGAGAGTGTTCCTTTCATCAGCATCAGTGATTGCCAATTTCTTAAGAGGAAGTGGCGTTTTGATGAGGATGTTCAGGAGTATCTGTGTCCCCTTGAGGAAGAATCTATCCACAAGTCTTTGACTGTGTGGTGTCCATCTGGCACACTTGATAAGTATGCTCAGATGGTTGCTGTGATTTCTTCCGCAAACAGTGAATACTTCTTTTACGGACGAGCCGTATTTGAGAAGCATCACAACTTCTTCAAGCAAGTGCTTGCAGAAGAACCCTACAACCACTATGTGGGCGTAGGGACGCTTCCTACCTGGGAGCAGCTGCACGATAGATTCGTGCAGTCTAGTCAATACTAGGAAGGTCTTTTGACCTGTTATTCGGCTACGGCTGGTCGTTTAACGAGTAACTTAGCCATTCAACACATTTAATAATAATACTACTAAAGTTGTTGAGCCAGTCACCAGAAGTACTGGCGCTTCTCCCATGCAACGTGATATGCGTGTGGAGCAGTTTCCGAATTATCACAATTTTCAACTACAAGCCGAAGAAACGGACTCTAATGTTCCGGATCTTTCGGCGGGTGGCGCAGGCCTTGAGGTCGAACAAACAGTTACGTTTGTCGATAATGAAGTTGGTGTTGTTGTGCAAGATTTATCTACGCAGAACAATGTTGCTCTTGTCGATGGTACTGAAGATCTATCTCTTGGTCAATTTATGGGCCGCCCAACTCTAATTGATACAACTACTTGGTTAGCTGCTGATGTTGTAGGTGTTAAAACCACCATTACACCTTGGCTTGCATTTTTAAATGATACGTTAATTAAGAAAAAGTTGGACAATTATTGTTTTTTGCGTGCGAATTTACATATTAAAGTTGTTCTTAATGGAACACCTTTCCAATATGGTCAAATACGTGTGCATTATTCGCCTTTGGAAGGAGTTATTTCTAACAAAGTGCGAACTACTACTACACCTGTCCCTACATTGGTGCCGTATTCTCAGCAACCTGGATTTTATATTTATCCCCAGGCAAATTCTGGAGGTGAAATGGTTTTACCATTTTTCTTCCACAAGAATTGGCTAGATATTACCAATGCTACAGCAGTTCAACAATTTGGAACTTTAAGATATACTATCTTTGCTCCGTTGGGAACTGCTGTTACAGGTGGTTCGACTAGTGTAACTATTCGAACATATGCTTGGATGTCAGATGTTCATTTGATGGGTTCTACCACCAAATTGTCTCTCCAAGCTGATGAGTATGGTGTTGGTGCCATTTCTCGACCCGCTAGTGCGCTCGCCTCTATGGCTGGTACACTTAGTAAGGTACCCATTATTGGGCGTTTTGCTAGGGCTACGGAAATTGGTGCCTCTGCTGTTTCACAAATGGCTTCTTTGTTTGGTTTTACTAACGTGCCAGCAATTGGAGATGTTTGTGGGTTTCAACCCATGAATGCTCCTATGCTGGCTTCTGCGCAAGTAGGATCGCAAGTTCAGAAATTGACACTTGATCCAAAACAAGAATTGTCCATAGATCCATCTCCTCATGGGATTGGTAATATGGATGAACTTGCCTTGGCTCATTTGAAGGTGCGCGAAAGTTATTTCGGCGCAACATCTTGGTCAACTTCTGATACTGGCGGAACATTGTTGTTCAATACGCGGGTTACCCCTGTGCTTTGTACTTCAAATGATGTTCTTAACTCGTTGTCTGTAAGTGTGGGTCAGCGGACGTATCATACTCCTCTTTCCTGGCTCTCAACAATGTTTAACAATTGGCGTGGTGATATCATCATTCGCATGAAGGTTGTTTGTACAAAATTTCATAAGGGACGTTTGAAAATTTCTTACGATCCTATTAATGATATTGCTACAAATGATCCTCCTGAGAATGCTGTATACACGCAAATTGTGGATATTGGTGAGGGTGATGATATAGAAATTAGGGTTCCATATCATCAAGCGCTTGGATGGTTGAAGATGAGATCTTTGTATCCAGATAACTGGGCACCTGGTCTACCAGCTATGGCCCCTACTCAGGGACTTGATAATGGTATGATTAGTGTTAGAGTTTTGACAGCTCTAACTGCACCAGCTTCTGGATCTATTAATCTTCTCTTCTATGTCCGAGCTGCTGATAATTTTGAGTTTGCAAACCCAGTTGATCGTATTAAGGGTTTGCAATCTGTAAATTATCCTACACCCAGCTTTTTTACTCTGCAAGCAGATGATAAAGTTGATGTTGTGACCAAAACTATTACTTTAGGACCGCCCGCGGTTTCTTATCCCGAGCGATATGGTTTGAATTTTGGTGAAAACATTGCTTCTCTGCGTACATTGCTACATAGAGCTGTGGTGTCAGATGTTGTACCTAATATAACATCTGCTACAGGCTTAGCACAGTTCTGGTATAAGAACTATTTGCGAATGCCTTATACTCCTGGTTTCCAAACATCCTTTTCATCGACTTCGGCGAATAGGATTGTTGCGGCAGCTGGGACATTAGGATATGCGTTCAATGATATGAACCATATCCCTTATATTGCATCACCGTTTATCGGTTATCGTGGAGGCGTAAATTATTACGTTACTCCAAGTACCGATTCATACGGCCATGTTGATGATATTCGTGTTGCTCGAATCACGAATTCCACTCAACAGAGTGCAGCAGCCATTTTTGGTGCGATTGGTACTGCCCTACCTTATGCGACTACCTTGAGTAATGCAGCTAGCTTCTTCGGTGTGAAGAGTCTGGTTCCTCCAGGTGTGTCAGGTATGGCGACTACATCCAACCGCACAAATGCATCTTTAACTTTTAATATTCCAGACTTAAATGAATTTAATTTTTCTCTGGTTGATCCTCGTTTCTACCTTTCTGGTAGTACCTTGGATGGTACTGATGCACAGGGCGCTCGTTTTGCAATTACTCTTAAGGATAAAACTGCAGGTGTAGACAATGGTCAGCAAGCTATAACCATTGTATCGGAGGCCTCAGCTGGTCCAGATTTTACATGTTTGTTTTTCTTGTGTGTTCCAACTATGGACTATGCACTGGTAACTCCGACTCCGGTTTAACTTTAAGAGTTGTATATAAAAAGAAATGACGTTGCAGTCGCATTTCTTCTACTTGTCATAGTAGTTTCTAAAGTTCAGTC